ATGCTGACCTGTTCATTATCGGCGAAAATGCCGAAGCTGCCCGTAAAAAGGCCGCGGATGAAACCGGCACGAACTGGGAAAAGGTCGAAACGTTCTTCCTGGAGTATCTGGTTCTTTCCTGTGGCCGCTTGATTGCGGGCAAGCCCTTGGAACGTGTTTCCGAAGCCGACTTCAAGGCGGCAAAAACCGCCAATAACAAGGCCAAGAAGGAAAAAGCTGCCAAAACCAAGGAAGCCAACAAGCAGAAGGCCGATGCCGCGGAAGAAACCCGCAATGAACTCGAAGCTGCCAAGGCCGAATTGAAAGAGCTGAAGTCCCGTGCCATCAACATGCAGGCCGTTCTGGCTCTTGTTATGGCCAGCCATGCCACGCCGGAAGAGAAGGAAGAAATTGTAACCCTTCTCAGCGGCAAGACTCCGAAGCAGGCCGAACGGGCTGCCCATGTTGCTGCCAGCAAGGCTACCCCCAAGGCCGAAGAACAGCCTGCCGCTTGATAGCACCCCTATGCCCGGAGTTGGTAGGCCGGGGGAAGGAAGCATCCTACCACCAACCCTACGGGGTAACTAAAATGAATCGTTTGAAAGGAAGTATTGCCATGAAAAACGCAGTTTTGTTCAATTACTATATCGGCGATTCCACTTTTGGTGGAGTGATCGCCTACATCGACGACCGCGAAACAGCCAAAAAGTTCGCCTCTGACATCGAGGTGGGCATGAGTTATGCTCTGTATGAACAGGACTTTCGCTACTTGTTCAATGTGGCAAAGCTTAGCAAGCAGGTTTGCACGGACCTTCTGTGCTGCTTTAATAGCAACCCAGATAAGTTCGAAGCCTCCGTCTATAGCGAAGACGAAGCACCGGACTTGTTTTATGGGGTA